GTTGCAACCGGGGCAGGTGACCGCGTTGTCGGCGGTGACGAGCTTGACGACCGACGACGTGTTTCCGGTGGTTGATAATCCGTCGAGTGCGACGGCGGCGAACAAGATTACTTACGGCAATTTGGTGACGGCGATGTCGGCCAGTCTTGCGCCAGGTTTGGTGTTGGTGAAGACACAGGCAATCGGCACAGCCGTCGCATCGGTGGAAGTGACTGGAGCCTTCTCAAGTACATACGACAACTATCGGATTGTCATAACGACGGACAGCGCAAGCACTGATGAATCACTCCTATTGACGCTCGGATCATCAGTTGCTTCGTACTACTACGCTAATTGGCAGATGAACTTCACTGTCGCTTACGGCGAGATCAAGGCTACTAACACTTCATCATGGCGGCTTGGATCAGTTGATGGAGCGAACGGAGCATACGCAATCGTTGACGTAATCAGACCATTTGAGGCGAGACCAACAAATGCTTCTTGGACGAATGTGTACGCCGATACAAATGGAACGGCTTGGATAGGTGGTGGATTCCACAATTCGTCCACCTCATACACGTCGTTCACCGTCAAACCGGGCTCGGGAACAATTACCGGCGGCACGATTCGCGTCTATGGATATAGGAACTCATAATGGAACCCGAACGACCCAACATCCAAATCGATGATCTAGTGCGCCCTATGACAGACGAGGAATACGAAGCGTTGCTCGCGTCAGGTTGGACTCTTGAATCAACCGAGGTAACTGATGGCGATTGACTTCCCCAACTCCCCCACCACCGGCCAAATCTTTACGTCGGGCGACAAGTCGTGGATTTGGGACGGAACCGTCTGGAAAGCCTACGGTGCGTCCCTGTCCCCAACCGTACTGAAAGTGGACTCGACGAACACGCGGGTTGGTATCAACAACCAGTCCCCGGCGTACACGTTGGATGTCAACGGGACGGTCGAGGCCACCCAGTTCATTCAGGGTACGGACTATTTGACTCCGTATACGGGGTTCCGTAATGCGATCATCAACGGCGACTTCCGCATCAACCAGCGAGCATGGTCGTCGTCCACGGCAAGCACCACTTATGGTTATGACCGCTGGAAAGTATTCAATGTCGGTGGCACAGTCACCATGTCAAGCCAGTCCTTTACGGTTGGTTCACCTGCCGCCACAGGTTATGAGTCTCCCAATTTTGTCCGACTTGTGACGGCAAGTCAGTCGGCATCTGGAGATTACGCCGTCCTTCAACAGCCCATTGAGGATGCTAGAACATTCGCCAACAGCACGGTTACGATTTCGTTTTGGGCAAAAGCGGCTAGCGGTACACCCAAAGTTGCTGTTGAACTAGCACAGGTATTTGGAACTGGTGGTAGCCCATCGGCAGATGTCAACACTCTTGGTGGTCAAGTAACGCTTTCTACATCATGGGTTCGCTATTCGGTTACTATGACCGTCCCTAACATCAATGGCAAAACGTTTGGCACGACAGCAAACACCAGTAGCCTAAACTGTAACCTGTGGGTTTCGGCAGGAAGCACCTTCAATGCGCGACTAAATAGCATTGGCATCCAGAACAACACCTTCGACTTCTGGGGTGTTCAGGTTGAGCGTGGGTCGGTGGCAACACCGTTCGAGCAGAGGCCGATCGGCGCAGAGTTGGCGTTGTGCCAGCGGTACTACTTTCGTGAAACAGATACCGCAATCCCTATGTGGCCCGACCAAAATGGCACGGGAAGTACCAATAGGTATTGCAACATACAGTTTCCAGTAAGAATGAGAACAAATACCTACACGGCATCGGGTAATTCTGGTGCTGGTGCGTTGAGTGTGTATTACAAGGCTGTTACTAATTGTTCCTTTTCTCGTACTTCAGGCGGCAATAGTTTTGGAACAGACTTGTGGAACTTTGTCATTGATGGAGAGTTTTGATGTACGGGACATTTACAACAACACGCGGCGAACAATACATAGTGCGTCTAGAAGATGTTGCGTTTATCTCAATGGACGAATCATGCCGCGACTACCGTGCCTATCTAGCATGGCTAGAAGAAGGCAACACCCCCGAAGAATGGCAGGCTGAATAATGGCTCGTAACGCACTCATACAAATACGGCGTGATACCGCCGCTAACTGGACCTCAGTTAACCCAACTCTTGCCGCTGGTGAGATGGGGTTTGAAACAGATACTGGCAAGTTCAAAATCGGCACTGGTTCTACAGCGTGGACCAGCCTTTCTTATGCCACAACAATTCCTTCTAATACCGTGACTAGCGCAATGATTGTTGATGGCACTATTGTTGACGGGGATATTAACGCTTCGGCGGCTATCGCCCCATCTAAAGTTGCAGGCGTTTTCATTACTGGTGACAGTTCTAATAACACTATTACTATTTCAACATCATCACCAACCGGGGGTAACGATGGGGATGTCTGGATGGTTTATTCCTGATGTCTCATCTTACTAAAGTCGCTGGTACTTGGCGAAATTCAAAGCCTTATACGAAAGTTGCTGGTACATGGAAGTTGGCTGACTATGTTTACAACAAGGTTGGCGGAAGGTGGTATACCTCTTTTGTTAAGGGTGGTTTGGTTGATAAGTCTTGGGATGATAGGGACCAGACAGGAGTGTTTGGTACTGGTGCTGGTACTGGTTCTGTTTACGCAATAGCATTTCAGTCTGACGGTAAAATCCTTGTTGGTGGTTATTTCACTTCTTGGAACGGTACGACCGTAGGTAATATTGTTCGTTTAAATGCTGACGGCACTAGAGATACTGCATTTACAACAAACACTGGTACTGGTGCTAATAGTTATATTCTTTCTGTAGCAATTCAGTCTGACGGTAAAATCCTTGTAGGTGGTGAATTTAGTTCTTGGAACGGCACAGCAGTAAATTATATTGTTAGATTAAACTCTGACGGTACTAGAGACACTGCATTTACTACTAACACTGGTACTGGTGCTGATGATTATATTTTTTCTGTAGCAATTCAATCTGACGGCAAAATCCTTGTAGGTGGTTTTTTTGGTGCTTGGAACGGTACGACCGTAGGTCGTATTGTTAGATTAAACTCTGACGGTACTAGAGACACTGCATTTACTACTAACACTGGTACTGGTGCTGATGATTATATTTTTTCTGTAGCAATTCAATCTGACGGTAAAATACTTCTTGGTGGTTATTTCACTTCTTGGAACGGTACGACTGTAAACCGTACTGCTCGTTTGAATTCTGACGGCACTAGAGACACTGCATTTACTACTAACACTGGTACTGGTGCTAATAATGTTATTTATACAATCGCAATTCAATCTGACGGCAAAATCCTTGTAGGTGGTAATTTTAGTGCTTGGAACGGTACGACTGTAGGTCGTATTGTTAGATTAAATTCTGATGGTACTAGAGATACTGCGTTTACTACTAATACTGGTACTGGTGCTGATAGTTCTATTGAAACAATCGCAATTCAGTCTGATGGCAAAATCCTTGTAGGTGGTTATTTCACTTCTTGGAACGGTACAGCAGTAAATTATATTGTTCGCTTGAACTCTGACGGTACTAGAGATACTGCATTTACAACAAACACTGGTACTGGTGCTAATAGTTCTATTGAAACAATCGCAATTCAGTCTGATGGCAAAAGTCTTGTTGGTGGTTTTTTTGGTTCTTGGAATGGTACAGCAGTAGGTCGTATTGTTCGTTTAAATAGTGATGGCACTAGTTATGAAACATTATCTGCTTTTGCTACTAGTACGACCACTTGTGTAGCAATTCAATCTGACGGTAAAATACTTGTAGGTGGTTTTTTTACTGCTTGGAATGGCATAACTGTAGGTCGTTTTGTTCGTTTAAATTCTGATGGCGCTATGGATACTGCGTTTACAACCAATACTGGTACTGGTGCTAATAGTTCTATTCTTTCTGTAGCAATTCAATCTGACGGTAAAATCCTTGTTGGTGGTAGTTTCACTACTTGGAACGGTACGACTGTAAACCGTATTGTTCGTTTAAATAGTGATGGTACTAGAGATACTGCATTTACTACTAATACTGGTACTGGTGCTAATACTACTATTGAAACAATCGCAATCCAGTCTGACGGAAAAATAATTGTTGGTGGTAGTTTTACTATTTGGAACGGTGCGACTGTAGGTTTTATTGTTCGTTTAAATAGTAATGGGACTAGAGATACTAGTTTTACGACTAATACTGGTACAGGGGCTAATACTACTATTGTAACAATCGCAATCCAGTCTGACGGTAAAATTCTTGTTGGCGGTAATTTTACTGTTTGGAACGGCACGGCCGTAGGTCGTATTGTTCGTTTAAATGCTGACGGTACTAGAGATACTGCATTTACAACAAACACTGGTACTGGTGCTAGTGGTGGTGTTGTATCAATAGCAATTCAGTCTGACGGTAAAATTCTTGTTGGCGGTAATTTTGGTGCTTGGAACGGTACGACTGTAACCCGTATTGTTCGTTTAAATAGTGATGGTACTAGAGATACTGCATTTACTACTAATGCTGGCAATGGTGCTAATAATACTGTTCGTTCAGTCACTATTCAATCTGACCGCAAAATACTTCTTGCGGGTACTTTTACTAGTTTTAATGCTCTTAATCAATTCAGAAGATTTTTTGTTCGTATAGGAGGAGAAGACGCATCATGAACGATTACACACCAATAACAAAAGAACAGTTTTTAGAACAAAATCCGTTTGGAAGCATCTCAAAGCAAAACCCTGATGGTTCAATTACTGTCTTAACGCAACAGGAGTACGATGACTGGGTAGAGTTTTCCAGAGGAATCTGGGATGACGCATCTATAACAGAAGAAGAAAATGAATAATTACCCCCAACAACAGGAGAAGAATAATGTCCAATGTACAACTAGATGTCAACAAGATTGTTGAATCGCTCGTAAATCAGATTTCCCAGAAGGCCACACGTTGCTTTCCTGCGACGAACACCCGCAAGCATCATTTGGCTGGACGCTTGACGGGGAAACTTGGATTGCGCCGAGCCCTAATCCCGCCGAACTATGGCAACCAGAGTCCACCGCTCCTACGGAGTCTTGATGATCTCAATCATTACCCCGACCTATAACACCGACAAGTCAATCCTCGCCAGAACGTGGGCATCACTCAAGGCTCAGACGCTCACAGATTGGGAATGGGTTGTATGGGACGATTCCACCAATACCGAGACGTGGCGCCAGTTGTACGGTTTCTGTTCCGACGAGCGCTACAAGATCGCAATGTACAGATCGCACGTTCACTCCGGCTCGATTGGAGAAATCAAGCGCAACGCATTTATGGTTGCTAAGGGCGACATTCTTGTTGAACTAGATCATGATGACGAACTGACGCCGGACTGTCTTGCCGAGATCGCTAGCGCGTTTGAGGATCCAGAGGTTGGATTTGTCTACTCGGACTGGTGTGAAATTCTTGCCGATGGCCAGTCCGGTCGCTACCCAGAAGGTTGGGGTTTTGGCTATGGGTCAGACTATTGGTCTGACGAGTACGGAGTGTGGGTAATGTCAGCGCCAGAAGTTAACGCGGTCACGATGAAGCACATCGTGTCAGCACCAAACCACGTACGCGCGTGGCGAGCCGACGTCTATAGAAAACTTAACGGACACAACCCTGCGTACGTTGTTGCCGACGACTACGAACTTGTTGTAAGAACGTTCCTTGAGACAAAATTTGCTCACATCAATAGGCTTCTGTATAAGCAGCACGTCGGGCCGTCAACGGCGCAACGGCAAAGAAACGCGCTAATCCAAGACCTAGTAGCCGCTATTTCGTCACAATACAGTGATATGATAGACAGCAGATTTGAAGAACTAAACAAACAGACGGAGACTGAGTAATGTCAGACAACCTAGAACTTGATATCGACAAGATCGTTCTAAGCCTCACAAACCAGATAGCACAGCAGGCACAGAAGATCGCTATTCTTGAAGCTACAGTTGACGCGCTAAACAAGGCGCTTCAAAACAAAGAAGAAAACTAGTCTTTCTTCTTTTTCTTCTCGTTTTCAGATTTCTTACGAGAAGCATGATACGCGGTAACTGCGTTAGCACTAGTGCGACTTCTCCACGTAAACTCGCACTCCGAGCACTGCACAAGTTTCATTGTCGTCCATCGGCCGCCTTCAGGCGATGGCGCAACAATCACCGACAACTTGACTGGTCGAGCACCGCAGTACGGGCAGTTGGGAAACCGAGTGCGTCTGATCTCTTTGCCTTCGTGAGACAGCGACAGGGTGCGTCTAATTTCTGCCTCGTCTTTTCCACCCCAGACTCCCCAGATCTCTTTGTTCTCGAGAGCGTACTTTAGGCATTCCTTACGAACGTCACATTGGAAGCACAGATTTCTAGCATCATATTTTTCTCTTGGTACCGCAGAGAAAAAGTACGACGACATGTGCTTGTTGCTACGTTTACCGCATTCAGCTTCGTCCATCCACTCGAAGTCGCCTACACCTTTTGGCATTGAATCTCCACCCAGGTCACCTCGAGAACTTCGTCAACGTCATCTCCGTCGCGTGTCTCGCCGTCCTGGGCGCAGATTGTCATGTCGGTGTCACCGTCTACACAGCCGGCGTAGCCGAGCATAGCGATAGCGCCGTCTAAAAGTTTGTATCCTTCACCAAGAGAAACGGCAATCCCGTCTCTCTGAAGCGCAGATGCAAGAGCTCTTTTTACTACGTCGTTCTCGAGATCAACGTGCCCAACGGTGTAAAACGTTGTTAGATCTCTGTCAAAAGAGTCATAGTCTTCCCCAGACCATTCGACCCAGAGAGATTCACCAATTCTAGAATCTTTCATAGTAGAAAGATTGTATCTTGTCACGCGACGTAAGCGCGGTAATCTTGGCAGGATTATCTATGTTAGCGGACGAGACGCTGAATTAGAGGCCTTCTACAGGGTTCAAGCCACTACTACGTAGCCGTCTTGGTGCGGCCACAGGTACTCGTACCCCGGAGGGCATGTTCCAGTGTCTTCTGGCCACTTGAACTGCGAATACCATTCGTAGTTCTTGTTCAGTAGCGCGACACGGTGAGTTGAGCACAGGTTCTCAAAGTACGTACGGTCATGCATCCACAACGGCAACGTAATGTCACTAGATATTCTACCAAGTGACACAGCGGTGTCGTAGGTACGTAGTGTCTTCTCGAGGAGCGTAGACTTGTACCCACGAGACCGCCACTCAAAGTACGTAGCCGTGATGTAGGAGACAAGTAGCGTCTCATGCCCTCGCCACATCTTGACTACAGGGTGACTTGACCAGCCTTTTGGCGCACGGTCGTTGCCGTCGGGGTCAAGCCCGCACATATTGAGAAGACATTGCCACGCCTCAAGGGTCTGCTTGTGCAGGCGCTTGTTGTCAAGCACCGCGGCCGTTTCTTCAAACGAATTTGTAGATACAAGAAAAGATTGCATGAGTCACTCCGTCACTGTTTAGAACAATGATTATATCAGGACGGCGGAAAATCTTGTGACACACGCTTTTTATGTTATTCTTGGTAGAAGTTCTTCTTCACGAAGTTGCGGCTAAAGCCCTTGTCAGTGTCCAAAAGCCATTCGCGTTCGCCGATCAACTCACCCTGCGGGCCGTTTGGTTGACCTTCTAAAGCCGCCGCCGTTGCTTGACCGATCCATGTCGCCGCCTGGACGGCCACTGCCTTGCCCCACGTGGCCCCAAGAGCCGAGTAGTTGTTGACACTGACAAATTCCCAATTGTCGGGCAGACCTTGAATTCTAGCGGCTTCTCTGTGCGTGATACGGCGCGGCTGTGTCGGGTGCACGATGTGATCAAGAGCACTGCCTGTCATAACGTGACAGAACGAGTTCGCGTCCCAACGAGCCGGAAGCGAGAAACCCATGTAGAAGTCGTTTAGACGAATCTTCTCTTCCTTGGTGGCCCATGACTGCGGGAACGTGTTGTTGTTCTTCTCGACAGCCTCTTTAAGAGCAACGTTCAGCGCGGCCATAGGCTTCCAACCTTCGTTACCGAGAATGTCGAAGATCTCTTGGATTCTCTGCGACTCGAGGTTTGTTCTATTCATGTGGCCGTCGACGTAGCCGTCTTCATTTCTTAGATCAGCAACAAACTTCGACGGTTCAGCGTTGTACTTCTGTCTGTTCCACGTGATTTCAAGGTTCTCGAGATCTCCGATGACGTCGATCATCTTTGGCATTTCCTTCGGCATTTCAGCGTGCGCGCCGAAAGGCATACCGCTTTCGACAGCCACCCAGAAGTAGCGCATGCGGTACGAGAATCCACCGACCATTAGATTGTTGTGCTTAACGTGATACAGGTCGTATTTCTTACCGGAGAGCTCTTCGAGCATGTCGCGGTATTGATTCATCACGGCTCGGCCTTGCGTATACGCCTGCTGCACGCACTCAAACACGACCATCTTTGGTTTGATCCGGGCAGCGTACTTCATGAACGCACGCGTGTGCTCGTGGGCCTTAGCGTCGGGGCCACGGTTCGCTGGGCCAGACCACAGCGACCAACCAGAGCATGGCGGGCAACCAAGAACAACGTCAGCGCTCGTGTCAGGCCAATCGTTTGGGTCTTCAGAGAAGAACGACGTCCATTGTTCGCCAAGGTGTTTTCTATTCACCTCGGCAACCGGGTTACCAAAGTTAAGAGTGCCCGTTCGGACCGTCATATCGAGTCCGGATCTCACGAACCCGAGGCTCATAAAGCCAGCAAGACCGTTGCAGTCAATGAAGGTGGGATTGCTCATTGTTGTTCCTCGTTGTTGTCCAATGCGATGATAAACACTAACACGTATTACTTACTGACCTGACCTTTTAGACCGACTTCGTAGCCGCATGCGGCGTACCCTGCAATGTCGGTCCATGTGTCTGGTTGAAACCCTGAGTTGGAAGCATAGCGAGCGATCTTTACAGCAACCATCGCCATGGCAACGTCCTCGTTAGTGAATTCTCTACCAAAGAGTACGCCCCAGATCTTGGCTATTCTTCCAAAGTTATCTTCAGGTCCGCCGTATTGAGTGTCTCGTTGCCCAGAAATGATCTTCGCCGCTGTTTCAAGCATCTCCTGCCGAGGACTTTTTTCGTTTTTCATGCCTTAGCTCTCGCGATCAACGTAGCAAGATAGAACTCCGAGTCCGGGTCATCACCAGGCTGAGAAATGTGTATCTCTGAGTCAAACGGAATGACAGCCGACGGGTCTTGAATGAACTCCGACCACTTACTTGTAAGTGACTCATGAATCTCTTCAAAGGTTCTACCGGTGCACTTCATCTCAATGTTAAGTCTCATGTCTACTCCTCGTACTCGCTGAGATCTTCGAACTCTGCCTTTATCCCGTAACCGACGCGTTGATACAAAAGACCACCGTCTACAAAAATGCCGGTATCTGAGTCGTCAGGGCAGACACATCTAACAAAATCGTGCCTATGCACAGACTCAATTACCTTGCCGCACGTTAAACACTTAAGAGCGTTACGAACTAGCTTCGCCATTTAGAAGTTTCTCCCTGTCTACAACTTCAAATCCCGGTGGCGCAATAGCTGGACTCAGCGTTCTATACCAGCCTCGCTTCACCATCAACACTCCAGGTTCACCAGATATTTCGCACGTAGACCAGGCCACCTGCTCGTATCGAGCTACTACATCGTTCATCACGCGCCAGTGCTCCGTCTTAGTGTTGAAGTAGTATCTAAGGCCGCCAAACTTTTCCTTGATCTGCTGTATCGTGTAATCTGGGTCGATCTTCGACAGCTCTACGTCGATCGCGGCGATAATAGCGTGCCACCCCGGCTCACAGTCAATTCTTCTTGACCAGTCCGGTTCAAATCTTTCAAGAACTGCTGAAAGATCTACGGTGCTCATGCTATATCGCCGCTATCTTCTTCTCTAGTTTGTACGCTGGGTGTCTAGCAGAGTGTATGTGCGGCGTCTTATAGTCTATCGTGGTCACGTAGATATCGCCGTCCTTGATATCTACAACCTTAACAAGTCGGCCGTTATGAAGTCTGCCAGCATCGGTTTTGTATGCGTCTTTTTTCACTCTTAAGACGTCGTCAACGTTCACGTCGAGAGCCGACGCATCTTCCCATAGATCATTCATGAACCACCGCCAGTGCTCCGTTGAGGGCAAGACGACTCGAGACACGCGTCCACGTCGTAGTCGTCAAGAGCTCTGAAGCACGCGGTGCACTTGACACCACTGTCAAGAACTCGATAGCCGTTCTTTTGTCTATCAGCATTCTTCTGCATCTTAGCAAGATACTCGCGATCAAGCTCATCGTCCGTGGCCCCTGCGGCGCACAGGATGTTCGCTACAAAGTGCAGAACATCAACGCATTCCTTGAGGATCTCGTGACGGTCGGCATACGGGTCGTCGTGCTGCCACGGCTTCCATGAGATAGCCTTACGCACCTCGGCAAGCTCGTCGTCGATGGCAAGCATATTCCATCGGATGTACTCGATGAGGGTTCTTAGGTCGTCATGCTCGTCGCTATGGAACGACGCGTAGTCGACGTTGTACACATCCGTCTGTAGTTGACGTGTCTTTTCCAGCCATTTACCAAATAGCACGTTGTCTGCCATGACCTAATCCATTCTTCAGTGTCTGTAGTGCGTCTTGCCTGCTGGCAAGAGCGGCGATGTATCTTTTGCGTTGGTCTACGGAAAGTTCGTAGATGTCAACGTAATCCATTTCCTCTACGTTTGCCGGCAGTAACGACCACGAATCTCCAAGAATGGACGTAATTTTCCAGTCACTTACCACCGGCGTGTCGTTGTTTAGAGCTTGCGACATTCTGTAGCTCCACCACAGCGTCCCGTCGTCTTGCGGACTGACGATCGCGCCTGATGAGCGTACTATTAGTTTTTCTACGTCTGAGTCTGTCGACAGTCTGTTGCTTTTCATCTCAACGACCTCGTGGCCAAGGGTATTTTTAAGTGACCTAAACCATTTTGCCTTTGAGTTGTCGACGGTCCAATACCCACCACGCGCCTTAGGCACCGTGTTCAACTCGGTGTTAAGAAGAAATGAGTCGATCTGAACACCTTGGACTACGTCACGCGTCGCGCCGAATAATTGGCTTTCAACGTTTTCATTAGAGGTGAACGGCGTCGACGGGTACAGCGTTGTGTAGACCCAACCTGTCGCCAGCGCCTGTGCGCCTGCGATCACCGATGCCATGATCTTACGGTTGCCTGCAACGTCGGCATATTGTTTTCTAGCCGCGTAGAAAGGCTTGACGATGTCTTCGGGCTTTCTATCTATAGCACGAAGGCTTGCCGCGATCTTCGCCGGTTCCGGCGCGTCAACAAATAGTGCAAGACTGCCGTCGTCCTTCAACAGGTTGATCATGTGAAGAACGCCGTACGCCTTGTTTGCAGTAAGACTTAGCATCGGAGCGACGCCAAGTAGAACGTGGTCGTACTGATCTAGGTCACTTTTCTTCAGTAGAACGCTCGGTTCTATGAAGTGAACAGCGACACCGCTGTCCTTTAGTTCGGACGCGACAACGCCTATGAAGCTTGCCTTGCTATGGAATGATCGGTACGACGACTGCGACGCGGTCATACCTGAGATAGCGATTGACTTCATCACCTGCTACCGTCTGGGTTTATCCTCAGTCCCTTGTCTTCATTCAACGCACGGTGCACGATCCTATTGCAGTGTTCAACAAACGAATCATACGTGGGCATGTGAGCACGCAAGGCATCGGATTGCGCGTTAGCAGCGCCGGCAAGATCGTCGTCGGACATCGACTCAACCTGCTTGATCGTCAACGAGTACGGTGCGCCAAGCGGCTTGCCTTCACCCTTGTCGGTGACAAGAATTGACTTTACACGAGCGGCGTACATGAACCGGCTTCTCCACCAACCGCAGCCAGCGTGCGGGTACGGCGGAGAAAGAATGCCCCAATGTTCGTTGTAGAACGAAAGCACGTCTTCCTCTGTGTCAAAACGCTGTCCGCCAAACTTTCTGATGAGTTTGCGGCTACCGACGATCTCTACAGGCCATTCAGGGTTTTTCTTTTCGAGCCACGTGTCGTGCGGGACGAGGGCCCCAAGAACCCACGCCTTCTTCTTTTCAGACGGCGGCATCGGAATAGCTGACGACAGAATATTGAAGATCGTTGAGCTCGGGTCTAGCGCTTCGATCCCTGCCATTTCAGCAGGCATTCTCTTTCGCACTAGTGACCTGTCGCCGAATGAATACATCGGGCACACTGGTACAAGCCCGTGTGACCAGCGCTCACCGAGAAGAGCCTGGGCGGTTTGTACCAATTGGCCTTCGTGCGCCTTGATGTTATCGTCATTGTCGTTGAAGAAGTATCTACCGACAGCACACTTCTTTGCGGCGTCGGGATTAGCAGCAACGATTCTTTCTAGTGCAGCGTCGGCTTCTGCCTTTGAGAAGTAAGTGGCGTCTTCAGAACCTCGCAGCGCCGAACCAGACAAGAGATACTTGTACAGAATCTCTGGGTGACGGACTAGCGAGCGGCACGCGTTGAACACGGCTGAAAACTGCCAGTCGTCAAAGAAACCAACAGCCGGGATACCAGAGCTAAGAGCGTACAGCGCGCCCATAGCGCCCTGTCGGCCGTTAAGAGAGTTTAGTGGGCCGAGGTTTACCCAGATCACGTCATATGACGATAGATCTTCACCTGGCGTGACGCGTCGCCAATCAACCTGATGGCCAACGCTTTCGAGAGCTTCGACGATCGACGCTGGCACGTCGATCTTTTTGATTGTTCTATGCTCTGTGTTGATCTGAAGAGCAGTGAACCCTGTCATTAAAATCTTCATTGATTCATCCTTTGTGTGATGCTCAAGTGGCCGCCCACGACACCTTCGTATCGCGGGCGACCACTAGAGAACAGCGGCTCGTCAGAACGGAGCGGCCGGCGGTGTCTGTGTCTGAACCTCGGCGGCGACGGGAGCCGGGGCGGCTTCCGGAGCAGGAGCCGGAGCGGGCGCTGCAACTGGTGCAGGCGCCGGGGCAGGTGCCGGAGCGGGCGCGGGGGCCGGTGCCGGAGCTGCAGCCATCGGCGGAACAGGAGCGGACGCTGTCGGGATCGAGTAGTACGTCTTGATCTCGTTCTTCTTCTGTCCCTGCCAGGTGCGGCTACCAACCTGCGCGCGGAAGCTACGACCCTTGAGGGTCTGCTCGATCTGTGCGTTGGTCGGATTGGTCGCGAAGTAGTCCTTGCCGAGACCGAGCGCGTTCATCTTACGGAAGAAGATTCCGAGCGCGTTCGGGTTGTCGGTCGAGACCACCAGGTTGTCCCACACGAGACGCTTTGCGTGCGCCCCTGTCGTGACCTGCGCCTTGACGGCGAACATCGTCTTGCCGGTCTGAGTGGCCTTAGCCTGTGCCTCGACGATCACGAGGTCGTAGTCGCCGTCGGGCAGCGGGTCGTACCCACCGACGTCACCTGCCTCCTTGACGAGGTCACCCCAATTAAGTGTGCTCATTGTGTTTACCTATGTCTTTCTGTGTTGGTTACTTTGCTTGCTGATCCGGACGAGGTCCGAAAACGATATCGAGCATTCGTTCGACGCTGAGGTCGCCTTGCTCGACGATCTTACCGAGGCGGCCTTGAACGCGCTCGCCGGCCTCGTACTGGTTGGTGCGCTCGACGTACATACGGCGAGCTTTGTAGGGTCCTTGTGTCGGGTCCGGATTGTTGAACTCTTCGACGTTGATAGCGCCGAGGATGTCGTAGAAATACGGAGCCTGAATTGCAAGTTGACCCTGAAGGTACGGACGGTAACGCCCGTCCTGACCTTGACGCGCCATAGCTGTCAGCACGACGGCTTCCAGCGGATTGGTGGCGTGCATTGTCAGGTCGCGAAGATCGCGAAGCAACGCGCCCATGTGGCGAAGAAGTTCGCCCCACTGTTGCATCTGCATCTGATTTGTTCCCGCGATGTTGTCCATGCACTTGACCTGCAACTCAGAAACCGAGTCGATGATCAATGATTTGAACTGATGGCGTCCGATCTGAAGCCACTGGTACGCCTTGAGAACCGTATCGTACTCGGTGACGTTGACAACGCAGGTGTCCCACGTTCCGTCAGCCGCAGGCGGCTCCTCGCGCAACGGGTCCCAGTACTTGACGTTGATAGGTAGGAACCTGTGCCCACCTTCAACGTCAAGCATTAGACGCGGGTATGGTGCGGTGACTGCAAACGTCGACTTTCCGACCTTTGATTCACCATACACCATGAGGGTAAGCGATCGCTGTACTCCACTCATGGTCATTCACTTCCTTTCATCTCTGTTGATTCGTAATACTTATACGGATCGCCTTGCGTATACAGCTCAGCGATCGCGTGCTCTGCAGCGCTACCGTCGTCAAACAACGGGCACACTGCAAAGAACTGGCACTTCCATTTGCAATCACGGCTTGGCCGAGGGTATGCAACAAAGTGATGATCTTGTCCTTCGTCCAATGCGTCTCGCACCGCGAGCATGTCGCCTACGGTACCATGAATTCTGTTCCAAAACGCTCTCAACGCAAAGGTGTTGTGTCGAACCTCGATCTGATCGTAGAACGGCGGCTTTGCGTTGGCGGTGCGCTTGACCTTTTTCAGCATCGTAAAGATGCCACCTTCACTGCGCTCGCCTTCCTTGTTCTGCGCCGCCTCAAGAAGCATGTATGTCAAGATCTGCTCGTTCATGTGCGCTAGTGCAGCGAACTCGGTGAATGATCCGCCAACAGTCTTGAAGTCGCGGAACATGCGAACACCATCTGCCTTACGGCGAACACGCATGTCAAGTTTACCTTGAAGTTCTACCCTGCCTTCAAACATAGGCATGGTGATGATTTCTTCTGTCGAGATCATCTCAAGATCAGCGTCGATACCGTTTTCGTTGACCCAGTCAAGGTAACCCTCGAGCATGATTCTGCCGAGTTCGGCTTCTGTCTCGAGTTCCATGGTGTCACGGAAGCTTTCCATGAGCGCCTTCTTGTCGAGCTGTACGAAGTGAGCGTACGCCTCGAGCAATGGAGTACCAGTCGAGTAGTACATGTCAAGCGCAGAGTGAACTCGCGAACCGAGCGCAAGAGCGCCGGTGAAGTTTTGCGTCTGCGGCTGAAGTCTGCGGTAGTAGTTTAGCCACCACTTTCTTCTGCAGTCTTTGAATGTCTGAATCTCTGAGTTGGAGATTCTCAGTGGCTCGCGGCGGAGCTCAACCGGAGTTTCGTTGATTGTCACAGTGATCCTGTCTTGTCGTCTCTCAACATCTTGAGAAGTTGGTCTTTGTCTCGTACGATTTGCTCGAAGTTGTCGGCCTTGGTATCTAGAACCTGAATAACGCGCTCCTCGATCGTCCCGTCAGTGACGTAGTCGGTGATCACGATGGAGTCGTGGATCTCGCTACCGATTCTGTGCACGCGGTCAAGAGCCTGTTTGTAATCGACAAGTGACCACGGACGCTGAAGCATGATGAGTCTGCGAGCCGCTGTCAATGTAACGCCGACACCTCCGGCTTGCGCCGTGAAAAGAATCCACTTGATTCTTCCATTCTGAAAATCATCGATAGCCTTTTGGCGCTCTTCTTCTGTTTGTGCACCAGTGATTAGTCCGTGCGGGATCTTTGCTTTCTCAAGGCGGGCGCTGAGAAGTTCGATGAGCTGACGTGATACGGCGCAGACGGCAACCGAGTCATCTCCAAAGTCGCCAGCGTCGATGTCGTCCATCAACGCGTCAACCTTGCACGATGGCTCTGACAGTTTGACGGCGATCTCGCCCGTAAACTCGTCTACGTCAACCATAGCGTATGAACTGGCAAACTGTAGCAGACGCGTCGCCTGCGTAAGAGGGCTTGGAGCAGTTAGCGCCTCGCCACCTTCCAACTGCGCGATCATGACGTCACGCATTTGCTCGTACGCCTTTTTCTGCTTTGTAGACATTTCTACGTCGCGACGTTCCTTGATCACTGGCGGCAACCACGGTAGCACCTTTGCCTTAAGCATTCTGCGCATCCGTGGGTTGATAGCCGCGTAGAACTCATCGTGCATATGCGGCTTGACGCCTAGCACCATCATTCCACCAAACGCGTTCAACATAGTGTCAACCATGCGATCGATCCAGCGCGTCTTGCTAGGCCATTCATTTGGCGACAGCCAATGCAGAATCGGCCATAGGTCTAGAACGTTGTTAGCGATCGGTGTTCCTGTCAGCGCAAAGCGAATGTCAGCTTTTCCTGTGGCCGCCCACAGCGCGCGTGTCTGCTTGCTCTTCGGTTCCTTTGAACGGTGAATCTCATCGGCGACAACGGCCTTGAAGTCGATCTTGTTTAGTTCACGCACGTGAACCTCACAGCGATTTTCCGAGACCTTTTCATCGTGGCCGCCGCATTCAACACAGCGCGCCAACGCAACGGACCCGTAACTAGCAAGACGTGAGTGCGTGCGCAACGACTCCCAGTTGATGACGTATACATCAACGTTTTCTTCGGCAAATTGTTTACGTCGCTGTGTCGCTGATCCGCTGATGACCTGGACGTTTACACCAGGCCACCACATTCCAAACTCGCGTCTCCAGTTCTTCTTGAGCGTGTTAGGGCACACGATGAGCGCTGGGAATACGTCTTCGCCTCTGTCTTTTAGTTCCTTCAACGCGCGAATTGTTTGCGCTGTCTTACCAAGGCCTGGCTCGTCGGCAAGCAATGCGCGACGGGCAGCGGCAAGAAACTTTACTCCAGCGCGCTGGTGAGGGAACAACGCCTCGTCGCCGTCTGCTGTCTCAAGTTCGCGCAGTTCGTTGCAGGGCGTCACTCGTGTGTTGAGTTCGGTTGTAGCCCACTCGGCAAGTCTTGGTCCGATGCGCAGCTCAGTCTTGAAGACCGATCGCAGTGCAAGGCATGTTGACCAGCCGAGCGGCGCCCGCCACGCCTTGTCGGCTGCAGACCAGGTCGCACCCGGGATCCCCTTGCATAATTCTTTGTATCGCCATTCGGTCTCGATACGGATGTGTTCACCCGAATCATTAAGCTCTACATCAACTGGCACTCAACACCTCTTGTCGTTCGTTATCTGTCACTGTATCACATACTAAGCGGAAATGTCTTCACGCATGCAATTTTTTCTTAGTATGTTCACTCAAGGAGCCGCAATGGCGCCCAACCGATCTTCACTAGACGCAGAAGACCGTGGCGTATCGCGTCCAGCGCGTGACCTTCTCCACCACGATGCCAAAGGTCGAGTTTCTTCAGTGCGCTGTTGTCAAACATCTTCTTAGCGTCAGACGGTGACTGAAACAGCAAAGTACCAGGGTCAATGTCGTTGCTGAGCATCAGATACTTTAAGATGCCGATCTGCTCGAGGCTAAACGGCGCCTGAGAATTTTTTACCGTCTGAGCGTTAATTGTGAACCTCTCACAGACGATATCTAACTGTGCGCCAGCCAGTTTGGCTGTGCTAATGGCCCCAAGAATCGGAGTATGGTATTCTTCCATAAGAAACTCGCCGGAGGCCAAGAGGCGCGGTTCTAGGCCGCTCTCATAGGAAATCAAAGCGACGCCGCTCTTCTTTCCAGGGTCAACAGCCAAAATAAACCTCATGTCCACACCACCCTTGCCACCTTCGACCTTAACAGTATACTTTCGCACTTCTTACACGGCTTCGACGGAGCCGGAGACCCATCTGCGGCTATTCTGGCAATATAGACGTTCGACCCGACCGCAAGAGAACCTGCGGCGGTGATAGCAGCAAATTCGGCATGAACATGAGATGTTCGCCACGCCGTCGCTGGGTCACCGATCTTCTTATTCGTCGACGTCGAAACGATCCGCCCGTCACGAACAACCACACAACCGTGCTTATGTCTGCACTTGCTCTTCGAGGCGACCCCTAGAGCCATTTCAAGGTATCGGTTCATCAGTACTTGTCACCCCATGTCTCAAGCGGGCCATCAACGTCAGCGGTAAGCGGCACTGCCCAACCGTCGGTTGTTGTCATACACTGTCTAACAAGTTGCTTGATCTCCTCAGCATCTTCTCGAGGGGCCTGCAGCACGATCTCGTCGTGCACCGGGACGATCAACATTTCTGTCAGATCTGCTTGGTCGAGCTTTACAAGATTCGACTTAAAAACCTCTGCAGCTCCACCTTGAATGAGATAGTTGACAAGCGTGTAGACTCTTCCTTCGTCGCACGGCAATCTGCGACCAGTCCACGTGTAGACGTAGCCTTGGCCTTCCGACTTGAGTCTTCGCATCCCGATGTCTTCTATCTGTCTCTGGAAGTATGACATTCCCGGGAATCTGTTGTCGAACGCGTCAGATGTTTGCTTCATTTGAATCTCAGCAACGCCGGCTGTCAACGCTTGCTTAGCAACGCCAGCGCCGTACAGGCGACCGTAGATCATGCTCTTGATCAGACCACGACGCTTGTCTGATTTCTGCATCCCCGGATCGTTGTAGACCTCACGACCAATCTCGGTGAACGGGTCGGACCCTGTCGCATCGGCAAGATGAAACAGATTGATGAGGTTGGTGTCATTCGACAGACTCGCAAACATACGGAACTCGACCTGGTCAAGGTCGCTCGTGATAATCACATGATCATCGTCCTTAGGGATGAAGGCGCGGCGCACAACATCGTCGCCCTTAGGCAACGTTTGTAGCGCCGGGTTTGTGATCGACATACGAGAAGTACGAGCACCGAGAGTTTTCACCGATGGGTGAACGATGCCGTCAATAGACTCTGTAAGAAAATTAGAGAAGTACGTGCCAGCAAGTTTGTCAGCTTTGCGCTGTTTAAGAACGGTGTCAGCAAGAGTAGACACTTCAGCATTTCCGTCACGAGCAAGGATCTTCAACTGGTCCTTAGTGCATGACTTCTGACCTGTAGGCGTGAACTCGGTGATCTCTGCGCCAAGTGACTCAAACAGGCGGACCAACTGAACGTTGCTCGTAATAGACACTCCGCCATACGTGTCCTTCGCCCACTTCTTGACAGATTCAGTGTACGCTGTAAGTTCATCGTACTTTCTCTGTGAGTAGTCAAGATCAACTCGTGCACCGTTGATTTCCATGCGCGTCACGATCTTGCGTGTCGCCATCTCAAGCTCGTACGCGCGCTGATACGGACCGTCAGGCCCGCACTGCTTATAGAACATCTCCCACAGACGAGTTGTCAAAACGCAGTCAAGAGCGCCGTACGACCAGTATGGCGTAAAGTTAGTGGGAACCGTCCCCCACGTCCACCCGTTCTTAACTAGTTCAGTGTCGAGTGTCTCTTGTAGAGCAACTGCGCGACTGTCGATGTGAAGAGCGGCAAGACGCTTTAGAGCGCCAGACCCAAGCGGGTCAACAACGTGTGCCATAATCATCGTGTCGTGTGCACGATGCCACGGAATATCCCATCGGGACTGAACATCAAACCAGCGCGCCTCGAACGCGATGTTATGGCAGATCAACGGACCGTCAAACTTGTCCATTGCCTCGTAGAAAACGCCCGACCACTCGTCCCACGGGATCGACCAGCCCTGCTCACCATCACCAACCTGCACGAGACGAAGACGGCCGTGCCACGGCGACAGTGCGTGATCTCTTGGGTTTCCGGGCAGCTCACCGGTTTCAGTGTCTACCGAGATAGCGTTGTACGGTCTTCTCTGCCCAAGCCAGTGCAGAAAATCCTGTGCCTTCTGCACGTTGTCAACAAGGTGCAGTTGCACATTTGAAAGGTCGTTGTCACTCAACGTCGTCGTCCTTAACTACTGTTAGTTCGATCTTACACTTCTTTAGATACTCAAACACGTCGTACGGTCTACGATGTAGATCGGCAGAACGCAGTCTGCATACGACGCGCGCAAGACCAGAGTTTGTTATCAACTTAGCGCACTGCATGCACGGAGCGCTCGTCACGTAGAGTGTCCCACCGGCGACACTCGAGCGGTCTACATATAGCAACGCGTTTGCCTCAGCGTGAATCGCTGGGCAAGCATCATACATATTGTCTAGCGGGGCTTCACCTCTTGCTCGAGGGCACCACAGACTGCACGTACCTTGTTCAGGCCAATCAGCCGCAGGGCCGTTGTAACCTGTTGCGCAGATTCTTTGCTCGCTAGAAACAATCACGGCGCCTAACTGCGCGCGCGAGCATCGAGATCTAAGCCCAATAGTTTCGGCTACTGCAAGCCATGTCTCATCCCAAGAAGGTCTTGTATCGTCCATCAATCTTCGTCATCTTCGTCGTCTTCTATCGAGGCTTCTGCAATGCCTGTGATTAGCATCTTGGCGATAAGCTCAAGACCGTCCCGTCTGGAGAATCCGGCTTCACGCAAGGTGAGGTACATTTCGTGCATACTCACCGCGGCTTCCTTCATCGGTGAAGAGTATTCGTCATCCCAATCGCCACTCATCACGCCTCTTTTCTTTTGTTCTTTTCGATCGCTGTGATCATGGCACTAGCATACCACCGCTCCTGCGAAGAAAGAGAGTCCAACAAACTGTGATCTTTTACAGAGTTCAGGATCGCTATTGCCGAGTCTTTGACTTCATCCCACGTATCACCGTAGATAGGCGGCACTGCTTCAACCTTGTCGGTTTTCTTAAGGTTGTTCGCGGCCGCGTAGTTTGACTCGTAAATGTGCAAAGACCCAACATGATGAGCGTATGCGCCAGGCTCAACGCCAAGCACGCTACACATCGCGAGTTGAACCCTCGTAAACTGGAAGAAGTCATACGCTGCTCCTAGCCACACGTCGTTCGATCGCATGTACACGCTCATGTTTAGTTTGTTGTCTCTGATTCTAAACTGATGGAGGACAGTGCACGGGTAGTCTCTCTTACCTTCTTGGTTGTCGTACTCTGGGTTCCAGATGGTGACAACAGCCTGCCGTGTGTCGCGATCGTTCTTCAGTTTCTCGATCGCGTAGTCGTACTGGCCATTGGTTCTGCGACCGTACGCGCCGTGGAATATCCCATTGTCCTCGGCATAGTTCTTAAACTGCGGGCCGACGGCAATGACTGTCTC